GCTGATAGGCGATGTAGGACGCCACTTTGTTGCCGATGGCCTGCATGGGGTCATCACCGGAAGCCAGCTTCGCCAGCTCACGCACACCCCAGGCACGGCCGCGATGCAGGAACACACCGCGCTGCTTATCGGCAGTGATGGCGCCAGGAGTGAGGCTGCCGGAGTCGCTCAGGACTTCAGCATCGCCGCTCAGATTGGCATCCCAGAAGGGCACGTTCACGTAGTCGCCACCGTCACCACCGTTCAGGGCAGCGAGAGGCTGAACAACGCCAGAAGCGATGAAAGCGTTTTGAAGGGTAGTGGCCTCTTCGAGATAGGGGGTAAAAATCTCGGGGATGACCACATCAGACCGCACAGTGGCAGCCATGGTGTTCTCCAGGTTGGGGGTTTACAAAGGCGGCCAACAGCCATTCAGGGCGCCAACAGCTACCCGTTACCTGTAAGTATTCCGCTGCGTGTTACTTACCAGCAGCGGCTTTAAGGCGTGCGTACAACTCAGGATCGGTCTTGTAGATGCGAGCCTGTTCGGTGAGGTTGTAGTGCTCCCGACTAAAGGGGTTCTTGCTGCCAGCCGGTATCTCACCACCGCCACCAGACCGGCCAACGGGTGCGCCGGTGCCTTGGGGCTTAGGTGCCTTGAGGCGGTATTGCGGCAGGCTGGTGCGTGCCCAGTCGTTGATGGGCGTGCGCTGATAGCCATCGACCACCACGACGGTGCCATCGGCCTCGCGTTCAATCTGCTCAGGCTTGAGCTTCAGGCGAATCACCTCATCGGGGTCATGCACGGTGTCCGCCAATGCGGCGACAGCAGGGCCAATCAGCTTCAGCTCGCGGTTTTCCGCTTCCAAGGCTTCCAGCCGCTGCTGGAGTTGTGATTCGCGTTCACGGAACTGCGCTTCAAGGGCTTGCCGTGCTTCGGCGTATTTGCCCTGTTGCTCCAGCTGCGCCTGCTCGTGTTCCTGCTTGAACTTGATCAGTCCATCAACGTCCACACCATCCGGTAGTGCCCGCAGCTTGTCTTTGGCCTGGCCGAGTTGGCGCTCCAGCTTTTGGTTGTGCTGGATCAGGGACTCAATCTTCGACTGCAGCGCAGAAGCATCAACCGAGGATTGGCTCGGTGATTCTTGCTGATCGAGATCGTCAGACAAAACAGCAACAAACGATGTATCACTGAAAGTATAACTAGCGTTCGCTAGCGGCTCAATTCAACTGCTGGAGGTTGGCATCAAGCTGTGCGGCTTGTGCATCCAAGCGTTGTGCTTGCTGCGCTTGCGTGGCTTCAATCTCGGCATCCACGTTGAAGTCGTCGTAGAGCCACTCACCGTCAGCGAGCTGGATCAGCAGCGTTTCTTGGGTGATGTCGCCGTTTATGCGCAGCTTGATCAGCTCTGCGACGTGGGCGGGCTCCAGCGTGCGGGCCACGAAGTCGTTGTTCACCATGCTGCTGCCGGATGTGGGCAGGTTCAGGTAGGCGGCGTGGAATTGCAGGCAGGTGTCGATCAGGTTCTGCAGGCCGATGGCGACGGCTTGCAGGGCAGCATCGCCTTGGCTGCGCTCAATCGCCTTGGATTCGGCAGCCTGATTTGTCATGTTCTGACCGAGCACAGCAGCCAGGCCCAGTTCTGCGATCTGCTTCTCGATGCGGTCCAGCTCAGCGAAGCGGGCTTGATAGCTGGTGCCAGTGGGTTCGGTGAACTCAGCGCGGGCATCCACCGGGAAGGCCATGGCCGAGTTGGGGCCAGCCTCTAGTTCATCCACCTCGGCAGGCACACCGAAGAGGTTGTAACGGGGGACTGCCGCAACGTGGAGGATGTTGGCCTGATCGGATTCGCAGCGGTAGGCCTTGAGGTTCAGCCAGGCGACTTCCTCTAAAGGCGGAGTGGATTCGAGGATGCCGGTGCGGTTGGCGTAAGCGACGGCGAAGGGGATTTGATCAAGGGTGGTGGTGCCTTCGGAGATCAGCTCCCAGTCGCGGTTCTTGGACGCCTGCTTGCGGTAGAGGCGGAAGCGGCCAATTTCAAGCACGCGGATTTGCTCCACCAGCTCTTCACCGAACTCGCCGTAAGGCACGACCACCTGCTCGCGCAGGCGCAGTTGCGTCAGCTGCTGGCTGCCGTTCACCACATCGGTGCGCCAGCCGAGGATGTCGCGGGGCGTGTAGCTGACCCAGTACGGGCGCTCAAAAGTGGTCACGGGGGTGTCATCCCCTTCATCACCACGGGGGAAGTCCACCAGCACACCAACGTGGCCGTAGCGGATGCACTTTCGCGCCAGATCCTGCAGGTAGACATTGAGATCTGCACCGCTCAGATCCACGTCGTAGAGATGCTCCTGGATCACGTCAGGCACGTTGTCCAGCCGCACCGGCTTGCGGGTGAGCATGCCGGCCAGCATCTGCTCTAGGCGCAGCGTGTAGGGCGGGCAGACCGAGCGGGCCAAGCGTGCCTTATAGCTCTCGTCGTCTTCTTTGGGTTCTTGCGGCAGGTAGCGCTTACCTGCAGCCTGCATGCCGAGGGTGCCGAGACTGAGCTGCTCGATCAGCCGCCAACGCGGCTCCATGCGCAACCACGCAATCCCAGGGTCATGAACCTGCAGATCCTTGATGGTGGTCAAGGCGAGGTTCAGATTGGTGGTGGCAGCGAGGGTATGCACGGCGGCTTCAGTGATTGAGAAGGATCAAAACTGCGGCTACCGATACGGAAACCTAGTTTCCTAGGTTTCCGGCGCTACGTGGTCAGAATCGCCTTGCGAACGGCATAGCGAGAGATATTCAGGCGGCTGGCGATCTTGGTCTGGCTCAGGCCTGCAGTGTGCAGACGGCGGATGCGCTGCTGCTGGGACTCAGTAGCCCAGAGCAGGAAGATGAGCGGGAAGAGCAGGATCACCGCCACCCACGCGAGGGTGGTTGTCATGGCAGTGAAGTGATTGGTGTGCTGGGGCCAACCCAGCTGCAGGCTTAGTCAGGCCCTGTTGAACTCGGTTTTTACGGGTCGTGTGTTCTGTTCCCCGAGCCGCTCCTCGTGCCGGTCAAGCCGGCGGGGTGCGTGCTGTCCGCCCCATGTCTGGTGATTGGGTGGCGCTGTCGCTGCCGTTTCCCGTTCACACCACCACTATACCACTTTGGCTAGCCAATGCAAGTCGGCTAGCTAGCGCCAGTCAATACAGCCGCAGGCCGCGCACCGCCTTGCCGCTGGTGGCACGGCCCACCTCAAAGCAGCGGTGGACGATATAGCCCAGCGCGTCGTTCATGTGGTCGAAATTGGCCTCTTTATCCGGATCGCCTTTGTCGTTGTAGCTCTGCAGCTCTAGACACTCAATGGTGCGCTTGCAGCGCGGATCGACGAACAGGCGCACATCACCGTTGCCGTTCTCCAGCAACGCTTGCACCGCTGCGATGCGATCACGCACCGGCGGGTTGGCCTTGGGTGCCATGTTGTGGATGTCGTAGGCCTCAAGGATCGCCACATCACTACGGGAGCTGTTGGTGCTGCGGGCAGCGCCGGAGGCATCGGGGTAACCGAGGATGCGGGCTTTGCCGTAGCGGCGGCGCACCTCTTGGCCCAGGGCGTCGGTGTCATGGGCACCGCTGATCTCATCAAAGATGTGCAGCGTGTTGCCACGGCGGACCGCAAGGATGCCGGACATGTTGCCGACGTTGAAGTCAACGCCCAGCAGGATTGACTCATCTGGATGGGGCTGACCTAGCTGGCAGTCTTTACGCGGTTGGCCAGTTGAGGTCAGCAGCTGAGGCAGTTCTCGAACGTGCTTGTCGCGGTTGAAGCGGTCGTAGACCTGCCCTGTGTTCAGGTTGACCCATTGCCCTTCTAGGTAGGCCAGCAGCAAGCTCGGGTCGTAGTTGGCCTTCAGGGTTTCGATGAAGTCCGGCGGCAGGTGCGGATTGTCGTAGGTGCGCATCCTGATGAGATGCCGATCCTCACGGGCCAAGGCTTCCTCGGTGCCGAAGTTCTGGTACAGCCAGCTGTAGCCCTCGGGCGTGGAGGCTGCAGCGAACTGGCGGGTGTTACCGGAGCGAAGACGGCCGAGGATCTTGGTGAACGCCTTTTGCGCCAGCGTCTTGTTCACGGTGTCCACCTCATCAGCGAGACACCAGGCGAGGTTGAGACCGATGAGGCGTGTCCAGTTCTCAAACGAACGGCACAGGATCTTGGTGTCACCGCCTGGCAGGTGCAGGATGTATTCCGGGAGCGGTGAAGCCCGGAAGGTGTAGGGGATGTCGTAGGCCTCCAGGAAGTCGTCGAAGTCGTTCTGCCAGATGTCACGGATCAGGGGGCCGGTTGGTTCCATGACGCAACCAATGAAGCCCTGATTAGCGATGGCAAGGTTGACGGCTTTAGCGGCTAGGGCACGGGTTTTGCCGGAGCCGTAGCCGGCGCAGAGGGCGACGATCTTGTGGTCGGTGTCGTCGATGAAGGCCTGCTGCTTGGGGTGCAGGTCGCTGTAGATGCGAGCAAGCAGGGCATTGCTGTCACGCACGACAGGACCAGCGCTGCGGCCTAGCTGGATTTGAGCGCGTGCTGCGCTGAGCGGATCAAGCGAGAGCGCCAAGACCAGCCGCCTGCATGCGGAGCAGGAGTTGATCTTGCTGCTCGGGTGTCAGATCGGACTGCTGAATGACTTGGACAACGGTGTTGAGGGTATTGAGCACTTCGCGTCGTGTGGCGGCTGCGTCTGACCAGCGATCACGCCAGCGAGCGGAGTGAGTGAGAAGCCATTGAGCGTCGCGTGTGTCGCCGTTAGCGATTTTGGCGGCCAAGGCTTCTTCACCTGCTGCTGCAGCCTCTTGAATAGCCGCTAAAAGCGCGGATTCAAGTTCAGTGGCCTCCGCAGTGTCGGCATTAGAGATCCACATGCGAAAGGTGGAATCATCAACACCACAAGCTTCAGCGATGTTGCGCTGAGACCAACCCAAAGCAGCAAGTCTTGCTGCCTTTTCAATCAAGTTGGCGTTGAGTTTGTAGTGTCCGCGCTCTTTAGCCATGGCCGGA